ATTAAAATCTTACTTTCAAAGGGTGAGTTAAGGAGAAAAACATGGATAGGTTTAATTTTAGGGATGACAACGTAAGGGTTTGGAGTGGTGACGTATTCATCTATGCTACAAACGAATTGGACTATGCTGGCGGTAAGAGCGGTGAGGGAATTCAAATTCTCACAGACGATATGGAGTTGAAGGTTCAAATCGTTGAGGCTTGCAGGAAGATCGGCGATGAATTTGTTAAGTTGAATGACCTTATTGATAAGACTAGAAAGAATTAGGAGATAAAATGATTAATGTAATTAAGAATGTTGTAGAGTCCGTAGTAGAGTTTGTTTCTTGCATGGCAATTAGCTTTGGCATTATCGGAGTTTGGATTGCCATTGCAGAGATGATTCTTCTTTTCTAAGGGGTCAATATGGAAATTGTATTGGTAGTATTTATCGTATGTGTATTGGCTGTTGCCATGTATTTCATCGGACGTATTTTGAAGAATGTATTGTTCCCTCCTTGTATTAAGTGTAAGCATTGTAAATATGATTGGATGTATACTCTTCCATATAGATGCTGCAAGAACTTAAACAGGGTTGATGCAAAGCCTTATTCTTGTACTTATTATCGTGGTGGAATTCGTTGTTGGTTTGAGAAGAAGCAATAAAAGTTCTATTTCAATAGGTGGATAAATGAATGTAATAAAAAATATACTTCGTACATTAGGTGTTATGATTAGCTTTGCAGTGTTTGCACTTTTACTTGCGATTTTGGCAACGACTATGTTGATTGGCGGTTTTCTTCTGTTGAGTAGTCTGCCAGAAACTACATCTGATTGTATTTGCATTGTAGGACTTATTATTTGTTTTATTGTCATTTTTGCCTATGTGTATCAAGAGGTAAAACAGTAAACAAATGAAAATTATATTTTAAAGGATAGATAAATGAGAGATGTAAATAGAATTAAACCTTTTTGCGATGAGTTTGCAGAACTTTGGGCTACACATCCATACCTTAGATTCGGACAGATTGTGCAAAATATTGCAAGATACATTGAGATAAACTATGAAAAAGATATGTTTTACATGGAAGAAGACGATCTTATTGAAATAATTAGAGAATGGTATGGGTATTAAAAACTTAATTTCATAGGATGATATATGAAGAGATTATTTAGAAAGCTATTCCCATCAAAGGAAATGCGTGAGTACAACAGGATGTATCGCAGACACCGTAGGGAGATTGTAAAGCTTGCAAAGGAAACTAGGGAATGGGATTATCTGTGGTTTCATCAAAGCGTTATCATGCAGATTAGACATATGTATGAATACTATTCCAACGCAAATAACGTATGGCAAATTGATGAATCTAGGCTTGAAATTGTCGAGCAATTGCAACATATTCTGGACTTAGATGAGGAACTTGGCAATAGATTAGATGATTGCTGCGGTTTTGAATTGATATATGAAGGCGATAAAATTGTTGGTAGCAGCAGCCCAGATGATTTTCTTGAACGTAGCATGGAAAACGATAAAAGAATCCAAAAACTGTATGAGGAAATTTACGCAAGTATCGGAAAACATATTCAATGTTGGTGGGATTAAAAACAGCATTTCAAAGGAGAAATAAAATGTGCAGAAAGAAGAATGGCATTGCAGAGCCTTGGCAGTATTTCACACCTAGCCAACTAGGTCTTCGCAATACAGATGTTCATATGGTTCAAAGGCTAGTTGGAGCTATTCCAGATGAAAAGATTGGGCGCGAGACAATCTATAATATGATCGCCTATATTTATAGAAATGAAATTCAGGAAAAGCCTGAGAAGCAATGGTACGATTACACATGGCGTCAGAGAAAGATGTAGAAATTATGAATTTGTACATTTATGGAATGAAATATGTATAATGTACTTGCTTCAAAAAAAATTTGAAAGCGCTTGTAAGCATTAAGAAGTAATTTGAAAGGAAACTTCTATGATTGAGAAGACTTGTCCTAATTGTATCCGCTGGTTTGAGTGCCGACTTCATCCGTCAAAGTATAATCGCGAACTTGGCAAGTATGGTAATTGTGAGAACTTTGAATGTGACGAAGCGCTTGAAGGGCGTACTGCAAAGTGTTGCTATAGATGTGGCAGCTATGAGTCTAGCCGTCCTAGTCTTCCGTTCTTTGAGTATCGACCCGATAAGGAATATGATTCGTATTATTGCGGTTGTTTTGGGTGGGATTAATTATGGTACAAGATTTTCTAAAAGAACTTAATGCCCTGCAAGACAAGTATGGAATTTACATTGATGCAGACTCTAAGGAAGATTGGGATTACGCATGGGACGGAGAAAACGAATACCCAGTTGTTAGATATGAGCCGTATGTAATCTTTGTGAATAAAGGCGGATATGAAATCCAAGATATTTACAAAGATGCAAACTCCCATTATCATCTTCTTTATTACGTGTGCGATTAAAAGGTTAATTTCAAAGGAAGAAACATGATAGAACCTGTTAAAATAGAAGTAAAAGGAATTACGGATAAAGAAGAGTTTTGTCGATTGTTGTCTCAGAAGTTTAATGTTCCTGTTGTATATGAGAAGAAGGGCAAAGTAATGACTACTAATTTTGAATGGCTATATGAGAATGACCGTGAAACTCTAATTATTATGACCTCTGGAGATTGTGACAAGTGCAAGTATGACTCCGATTGCGCCAAGGCTTTTTGCAGGTGCGAACGAAAGTGGCTTGAAGCAGAGTACGAAGAGTATGTAGAGCCTGATAGCTGGGAGAAAATTACAAACGATGCGCTTCTTAATCCAGAAGAATATTGTGTAGAGAATGGCATCCACTATTATGATCGAGAGGAAGCAGAAATGCTTAAGGCATCTAGTTTAGTTTTTAGATGCAAGGATATGTGCGATCTATTGATGAAGGAAGAATGATGCAAGCATTAAAACAATGGTTTCAAAGCATGAGCAGAAAAAAGAAGGCAACCATTATTACATTTCTATTTTTCATTACCATGCTTCTATTTTCAATTGCCATTGCTTTTATGCCAGTAATTCTTCTTATTATGCTTGCAGCACTGGCATTTGGCATAGTATGGACAATTGTTTATTATGATTTCTTATAGATTAGAAGTAGAATTTCAATTGGAGTTATCATGTGCAAGTATTGCGAAGAACGAGAATATATTCCATGCAGAGGTTTTGGAGAATTTGAAATAGTATATGATAATAATAAACCACTGTTATACACATATGTTTTTGACTATGACGATGGATATCCGATAGAAGTAGAGATTAACTTCTGCCCCATGTGTGGATGCAAGCTTTAAAACAGGAATTTAATTGGAAGGATTATAATGTCTCGTGTAACTACAGTTAAATGTTATTGTGATAGGTGTGGAAATGAGATTCCTTTTGAACATATTAAGCCTACGCTTCATTATAAACTAATTCTTTCTAATTCATGGTTGTATATTCATGATTGGGGAGAAAAGGAATGTGAACTCTGCAATGAATGCGGAGAGAAGATGGTAAAGTTTCTCAAGGGTGCGGAGTTGGAGCGCTAAGGAGTATAATGATTATCCGATTGAAAAGAAATGATGATAGAAAGTCTATTACGTATACGGCAGAACTTAGCGCGTCATTTGAAATTATGGATGAAATGAACGATATTATTCCTAATGATATGATTTATAGCACCTTGTATAGAATGTTCGAGGATACTCTTTATAAGGAACGCGATAATAAAGAATGCGAATTTGTAATCGTAGCAGATTAAAACACGACCTCAAAGGATACATATGAAACCAACAAGATGCATAGACCCAGTTATGAAGTTCTGTCAAGAATGCAGATATGGGTTCATTCAATATCCATTATGGGTTGAATCATCAGAAGATTTAGAAGGATGCTCTTTTGAATCTGGTTGTATTTTTGGATTTGACCAAGGCAGAACAGAAGATGAACCGACAGAAGAAGAGCTTGGAGAATTTGAAGAATGGTGCAAGCATTAAAACACCGATTTCAAAGTTTCATTTTAGAAAAAATTAAAATGATGTTGAAATGAAATATGGCAGTTAAGGGACTAAAATTTTCAATTTTGTTAAAAAATACCCCCTTAACTCAACAATTTGAAGGGAAGATTATGAGCCAAACACTTGGTAGAATGTTAATCTGTGACCGCTGTGGCGTTGCCGTGTTCGAGCCTTGGCATAATCCTTGGACTGATGGCAAGGAAAGAAATTATACATATACTGAAACTCTTTGTTTTGACAGAGTAGATGGATGGATTTCTAAAGATAGTTTTGATATAAGCAAAACGCATCATACTTATAATAACTATAGCAGCAAAACTCTTTGTCCTGAATGCGAGGCAATTCGCAATGATATTATGATGAAGTTTTGGAATGGCAAGTAACGATTGGATTTGCAATGAATATCAATGGGCTAATGTTTGAAAAGACATGTGATTGCTGTCCAGAGCAATATGATATTATCAATGGCAGAGGACAACAAGTTGGTTATGTTCGTCTGCGCTGGGGTCATCTAACTTGCGACTATCCTGATGTTGGTGGCGAAGAAATTTACTCAGCCACAATTGGTGATGGTGCTTGGACTGGCTGTTTCACCAGCGAAGAAGAGCGGATGCACCATCTTAATGCTATTGCATATGAAATCAATAGACAGCAAAAGCGTAATGGTTCGAAGCATAAAAAGTATTACGGCAAGCATTAAAAGGTAAATTTCAAAGGACGTATTATGTCAAAGAAAACTTTTAATATTGAAGTGACAATGGAAAACGAAGATATAAAAAGTTTCTGTGAAGCTCTTCGTAGTATTGAAAAGCAATACAATGAACGCTATCGTTTTAGGTTGACTTCAATTGAAGATAGGTTGCTAGAGGAACTTCAAAACTGTATACAATATGAAGGGTATAGAGTTTGTGTGTTCGTTTCAAATGCAAAAGAGAAATATGATATTGAAGAAATTGTTTTTAATCTATTAAAAGATATTGATTTTTCATTAGACCAGAGCGACGAGCATTGCAGGAAATATGGATATTTTTTTGATAACAAAAGTAGATTCAGAGTATTTGATGCGCAATATGGTATTGAAAGTCGCGCAAAGGGCATGAGGTTCAATACTGTTATTTGTTATAATGTAGACCCTGATACACTATTTTTACTGCGAAGTAGATATCTTACTTTGCCGCATCCAGTTGGCGAATATAGAGATTGTTTAGTGTATACAAGGTAGGCATTAAAAGAGAGTTTCAAAGGGGTAATAATGAATAGATTTGAAAAAATGTTTGGTACACCAGAACTTTTATTATCGTATCTTGATATGGTTGGTGCGCAGGATGTAGCTGATAATATTTGTCCATTATGTGTTGACTACAGATGTACTTGCGATATTGATTTCGATGAATTGTATGATATGTTTGGAGAAGAAGAAGGATATAAAATTGGCATGAAAGAGTGTCGAAAGTGGCTTTGTGAATGGCTCAAAAATGATGCTTAATAAAAGAGAAATTTCAAAGGACGAAATAAAAGATAGGAGTTAATATGACTAACAAGATTTTTGAAGAATTCTACGAGAATATGAGTGATGATGTACGAAATGTTTACGATTATTATTTAGAGATGTATAAGGAAAACAATTACAACACTCTTAAAATTATAGACGAAAATAATAATCAAGTATCATTCTTTAGTCTTATGCCAATCTATTTTAGTGCGCGTGTTGGAGACGAAGAACTTGCGTGGGACTTTAACATGACCCATTAAAAAACAAATTTCAAAGCCTAGATATGTAGAAAATATGGAGAGTGAGAATCCTCGAAGGTTCTCCTCTCCTTTTACTTTATAATGCTTGTAGTAAATAAAAGTTATTCAAAGGAGATAACTTATGAGTCCAGTTTTATTTCTTGTTATTAGCGGCGCATTGTTTATCGTATGCATTGTGGCTCTTTGTATCTTGGAGATTAGAGACGAGCAGAATCAACGTGAAAATGTATTGAGTTTTTATAGGAATTGGAGATAATAATGCCCTCGTTTGTACATTGGATTTTATGTTTGCTTTTTGGATTGTTTTGTTCTCAGCTATGCCTAGACCTTAATTTGTGGCAATGTATTATAGCGGCATGTTTTTTCTTTGGATCATATACCTGTGGGAAATTTGAAGATAGGCATTAAAAGATTAGTTTCAAAGGATGGGAGATAATTGTGGTTTTCTTTGTGTATATATTTTTGTGCGCTCTTTTCCCCTTTGTTGGCTGGACAATTGATCTTCACTGTAATGATTGGCAATGGTGGGCAATAGGTTGTTGCGTTTGGGGTTCGTATATCTGTGGAGCAATATCCTCAACAAAAATGAAAGAGAAGCAATAATAAAGCCAAAGACTCGAAAGGACGAATATTATGAGCGCAACATTGACGTTTGATATTTACGGAAATGACATCACGTGCATGAAGGAATATGATGTTCTTCTGCACTCTTGTAATGAGTGTGATAATTATGATTGCGAAGATAGAGAAGTGTATGAAGAAGATTGTGACTAAGCGTTAAAAGACTGGTTTCAAAGGATAGAAAGAAGAAAGAAAATGATTATTACTATTTTATCTATTGCAACGATTATTGTTGGTGTCATTCTTTTTAAGAAGACCGACTTTGATTTTGCTGGTTTTATACTGCTTATGATTAGCGGTATCGTAACTTTTGTTATGGCTATCTGTCTGTTGTGCGTACAAGTAAACAAGGATGTTGACTATCAGAACGCACTATATCAGAAGGAAATGATTGAATATCGTATCGACCATGCTGATGAGGACATTGTAGGAAACGAACTACTTTACAACGACATTGTTTGGTATAACAACGACCTTCGATTTATCAAGAAGTGGTCTGATAGCTATTGGACTAACTGGTTCTTTAACGAGGACATTGCAACCATTGATTATATTGAGTTGGATATGGAGTAAAAAATGGAGAACATTACTAAGATAGCAAAGCTGCTCGGCGAGGATAACGAGAAGCGTCTTAAGGATGAGATTACTAATCTTCTGATCTATCATATTGAAGATGAGCTAAGCGATTTTGATGAATATCTAATTGATTATGAAGATTTGTTCGATGAGATTGTAAATGAAGTTAAAACCGTGGTTAAGGATAAGTACATTAAGATGTACACAGAAAAGGCTGAGAAGAAGTTTGAAAAGCTGTTTGAAAATCAGTTTGGAGAATAAAGATATGTAGAAATTATGGAGAGCTGGAATCATCAGAGATTCCGCTCTTCTTCTGCGTTATAATGTTCTTGTTAGATAACAGACTGGTTTATGTCACTGAAAGGAAAGCTAATATGGCAATGATGGATTACGGTGCGATTGCATTTAAGAACGGCGAGCTGATTTCTACCGAGTTCTTCACACCAATGATTGATATGGTTGGTTGGGAAGATACTGAGAATGACGTATACCATGATTACCATGCAGACGAAGATAAGCCGCTCAATCTTAACGGTAATTACTTTGCATATGTTGGTGATACAGACTGTACTCTTGCGTTCTATAAGTGCCAGATAGATGTAAATTATAAATATAGCAATGGAACATATGGTCATCATCACGAATGGTTTAATAGTACGAATTACGTTGGGTGGCGCAAATGGGAATACCATATCGGATGGTTTGGCGATGTAAATTATGGCGCTCCAGTGGTGACAAAGCGCAACGGATACTATGTTTGCAAGTGGAAGTACAAGGGTGATAAGTACAAGGTATATTTTGGATATGGCGTTGACCTTGATTGTTACAAGAAGTACCGCATTGTAAATTATTATCGTACTCCTAAGTTTAGACTGATGGATATTAAGGATTGGTTTGAGTATCGATACTTGAAAATCAAGCGCAGACTTGAGATGAGGCTTGGTCGTTAAAACTGATTTCAAAGGATAGAAAATGTTTGAGTTTTTTAAGAAGAAGCAAGACCCAAAACCAAACCCAAAGCCTAAGTATGCTACAAATGAAGAAGAGATGCTTGCTAGATATAAGCAAGAGCTTGAAGAGCTTGAAAACTCTTCGTATCTAAAAACTATGTATCATGTTGTAAAAGATATAGACACTGGGGAAACTCTAAGACTTGAAGAAGTCCCAATCAAAAAGACGTTCGAGTTTTTGTTTGATGGTAATAAAAGAAAAATGGATACAAGAAGTTTTTGGGCATTGGATACAATACATATTGCAACTAATTGTGAGAAGGGGTATACAAGAAAATCATTCTATAGTCTTGGAAGTTTTGATGGTAAATATGCTGCTTATTATGACCCAGTTCTACATATTTTATACGACAATAATACAGAGCAGTATTATTTTGAAATGACAGAATATATGAGCGAGAGCGACAGAAGTAGACCATATAGTTACGAATACAAATCTAAAGCATATGATGATGTTGTTTCGCTGCAAAAAGAAGTTATTAGATTGAACGATATTATCAGAATTGAGCGAGAGATTGAGCGACTTGAAAAGATTGTTGCGAAGCAGCAGCTAGAAGCGAAGGCTTGGTCTAGCGTAAAAGCTTTAGGCTAAGAATTAAAATCAGTTAAAAATTAACGAATTTCAAATGACCTTAAATTAAGGTGGTTTAAAAGCTGGTTTTACCCATTAAAATCAGAGTTTCAAAGGACAGGAAATTATGTTTGACCTAATTTTTGATATGGTGTGTGGCGATGATTGGGATATCATGGTTATAGTTACAGACGATGGTTGTCTGTATGGTGTACCATGCGAATATAATAATGCGGGTGATTGCGAAACTCTGTGGGAAAAGAAGGTCAAACTATCATCTATGAAGTCTAATGGTCTTACAGAATTCCATCATTCTGGTACATGCAAGAGGTATGGATTATTAATCGAAAAGGATAGGACGAATAATGAACTGCATATCTGTTGCGCAGAAGATGATTGGGGAGGATTTGTTTCTGTTCAGGATTACGATTTAAGCAATTAAAATACGAGTTTCAAAGGGTGGATTAATATGAAGGTTTATAAATATACGCATCGTAGAAGAGGATATGATATGTCTCTGTTTGAGGAAAAAGGAATTGTTTTTGCTCAGGACGAAATGACAGCCAGAGATAGAATTATGGATGAGCATTGGAACGACGGTGAGGTTATCATGCTTGAAGAATCATATGTTATCCCTTTGAAAGAGATGAATTGGTAAAATGGCTATCGAACTTGGATACTATGATGATAAAAAACAGAAGCATCAATCTCACGAAATCGCCTTTGTAAATAACTATTCAAGTAATCCATTCGACATTACTGGATATGGGCGCACAAAAGAAGAAGCGTTAGAGGATTTCAAAGAGAAGTTTGAATGCATTATGAATGAACTAAATGCTTTTTCAAAGATGTTATCTGAAGAAGATATTGCAACGGTTGATGTTGATTGCTTTGGTAAAAAGATTGTAAGTTAAGAGGTGAAATATGGCGTGTGTAGAGTATTGTCCGAACTGTTTGCATAATGTAGTTTGCGCAATTCCAGTCATGAATGATTTTCTTGGTGAACTTTATGATAATCCAGAAGATACTTGTTCGTGTTTTACGCCAAAGAAAACATGTAAGGCAATATATGGATTATGCAAAGACCCCATTTGTTCTAATTGTCTTAATGTACTTGTGGAATACGAAAAGAATTTCTTTGGTATTCCTGTAAAGAATGGCATTGCAAACTATTGTAGTAACTGTGGATATAAAGTAGAGCAATAGAATACAACATTCAAAGGGTGGTATATGGAACTTGAACACTTGCTATTAGCAACGATACAGAACTTGCTTGTATTAGCAGTTGTTGTTTCCGTTATTGGTTTTACAATTATGATAATCGAAGAATATAGTTATTGGAAATATCGCGAACGTAGATATGAAGAGTGGTTGAAGAACATCAATGACAGGAGTAGAAATGAGCGAGAATAAGACACTACTATTTTCTCTATCAAAAGACCAAAAGGATTTTATTGTGCAACCATTCAAGGGCAGCGGTAAGGGTGGGCAGAAGCGAAACAAGACTATGAGTGCTTGCCGTATCATCCATCCTGCTTCTGGTGCTGTATCTGAGTGCCAAGAAGAGCGCAGCTTTGAACAGAACAAGCAGAAAGCTTTTGAACGTTTGATGGAGAAAACCGAATTTAAGAATTGGTTTGAAATTGAGAAGGCTCGTGCCACTGGTATGCTGTATAATGTTGAGCGAAACGTTGAAGAGCAGATGCGCGATAGTAATATTCGCGTTGAGGTCAAAGACGAGAATGGCAACTGGGTAGAAAAGAAGGTTGAGTAAATGAGCAGCGTAGAACTTATGCCTTGTTTGTGCGGTGGGAAAGCATATCTGCACGAAGATTATTCTTCTGGAACAGACAAGTATTACTATGAAGTTTATTGTACCAATAGCAAGTGTTCGCATTATAAGCCACCAACTAAGTCTGCGTGGGATGGTGAAATTTTTGGAACTGATTGGTGTGATTCTGAATCGGAAGCTGTTAATTTATGGACTAGGATGGTAAGCAATGGAGATTAAACTGAAGCCTTGTCCGATATGTGACGGCGATGTTGTACTGCATAGAGATGATACTTGTCTGTGGTTGATTGAGTGTACCGATTGTGATTGGCATTTCGTTAGAGGGGCAAGCGTAGACGAGGGTATTGAGGCGTGGAATTCTAGGCGTGAGAAGACATGCGAATTTACATACGAAGACAAAGGCAATGGATGGTGGTGGCACTGTTCGAATTGCGGTATGTTGCCGCTTGATTACGACCTAGAAAGTGTGCCTAGCTACTGCCCCAACTGCGGATATAAAGTTGAGCATTAAAAAACGTATTTCATCACCTTGGCAGACAAAAACCACTGAAATAAAGGAGCGGATGATAGGCATAAGTACAGGTAAAGCTGTTGCCTAAAGAAGCCTGAGATATCGACAATGCGCTCATTGAGGTATGCAGGAAATAAAGCTGGGAATACCTGCAATAGATAGTAAGGATAGATTATGAGTAACGTAGAAATTAAATCATGCCCATTCTGCGGTAGCGAAGCTAAAGTAAAAAAGGACATTCGTTGGCCTGACTATTCAAACGATGGTGTTGACGCATACGAAGTGATATGCGAAAACATGGATTGTATTATCTATCGCGCAGATGATAGGTGGTATAAGACTGAAGCAGAAGCAATCGAAGCGTGGAATACTAGGGTTTAGGCATTAAAAGATATATTTCAAAGGACGGATTATGACACACTTTGAAGAGATTAAAAAGATGAGCATAGATGAGTTGGCTGAATTTATTTCAGACCATACCAAGTTTCCTTATGCTCCGTGTTATTTGTGTGAATATGACAGGGGAATTGCTTGTGTTTGTCCGTTTGAATGTACGCGAGAATATAAGGTAATGTTATATAAAGAATGGCTTAATAGGTAAGGAATTGATTATGACTATTACGAACGACGAACGCCGTGAGGTTGCTGAGAACCTGCGTACCATGACTGTATGTGGCTGTCGATACAAAGAGCAGTTTTATGAACTGCTCGAAGAGACTGTGATGCCAGAGTGGGAATTCCATTCTTTTGATACTATAGCAGAACGCCTAGCAGACCTCATTGAGCCAACAGAAAATACGTGCAAGTTCATGCCATACAGCGAGAAATCAGATGATGGTATCTGCTCGAAGTGCGGGGCGTATATGTACGAACAGGACAACTACTGCCCAGACTGCGGCGCTAGAGTTACCAATTAAAAGACGGATTTCAAAGGATTGAATATGAAACCAGTATATAAGTGTGATTACTGCTCTTACATGGGAGCAGAAGAAGAAGTTGCAGAGCACGAGCCTAAGTGCTATAGCAACTATAATATGAAAAACTGCTATACATGCAAGCATTCGAGCCGTCTTGTAAGTTGCGGGGAAAATTATTCTTTTGTATATGAGTGCAAGAACGGTATAGAAATTCCATCGGGACACATTTATAATTTTTGTGGCTCTTATGAGCAGAAGGAAAAGAGTGATAGTTTAACTAACTTCCTTGAAGATATGTTTGGAAGCAAGCATTAAAAACCAGATTTTATTGCGAACGCAATAATTCGAATGAAATTTAACCGAATTGTTGCGAACGCAATAAAAAGATTGAAGGATTCGAAATGACTAAATTAGAAGAAGCATTCAAAGATCAGATGTTTTTGATCGAGTTCGAGGGCTTTGATAAGATGACTTGTGTTCCTTATTGTGAAGGTCATGTAGAAAATGTGAAGACTGGTACATTGTACGATGTTTTCCGTTATACTTGTTGTGGTTACGAACACTGCGAAAGTAATACCGATGCTCATGCAAGCAGCGTTCCATTGAACTGGTGTCCGAACTGTGGTGCTAAGATTGTATAGGGAGTAATAATGACTGATAAGTTTTACGTTGTATATAGCAGCGATAACATTTGGATCGATGATGACTGGTATGACACCGTATATGAACTTGAAGAGAAGTATTTTACCAGCGAAGAAAAAGCTGAAGAATATATGGAGTGTCTTGAGCATGTAAACGCTGGCTGCTATTATGTCAAGGAAGTAGTTTGCGGCGATGATTTTGACTGCAAGCCTATCATCGAAGAGTACGAGCGCAAGCAGAAGGAGGAAGAGCTTAGAGACGCTAAGAGAAGCCGACTTCAAAATGTAGATAGTTACGCTCTTTATAAGAGTCGAATTGATGGCAGTAATTACGGCGAGAACCTTAAGAAGTTTAAGGCAGAGTATGCTGATTATATCGAGAACGGCATTTAAAAGTATTATTTCAAAGGATGAAACATGAAAGTAAAAGATATGTCGAGCAGAGAACTTGTTAGGTTTATTATGCACGATGCTATTACAGACGCAGAAGCGTGGCGTACATTAGAAGGTTGGCTTATTGTCAATGATTTCGTGAAAATTGTACGTTGTGGAGATTGCCAGTTTGAATGCGATGGGCAATGTAATAAGTCAGACAATATTGTTTCTCCACTTGGACATTGCGCTTGGGGAGAAAAGAAGTAAGTTATGTGTTATACAGGTAAATGTTTGTTTGAATATGGTTGGACTCCTAATGGTGCTGGTGACTGTATGATTTCAAATTACGAAAAGTTCTATGAAAAGTATGGAGAACACGCATGTATTGTCGGAGGTATGCCAGACGATGAGGAAACGGCTAAGTATATCGAAGACAACAAAGAACGATTAGATGCAATTTATGAGCAATGGTGCAAAGATACGCCTTGGTATTAACATGTTTGTTTGAAAGAGACGATTATGTACGATATTAACTATGTAAAAGAACATCTTGATGAGTTCGAAGAAGATACTTTCTTTGACCGCAGGTTTACTAAGCGATTTATTGATTTTCTTCCATTGGAAGAGTGGAGTCAATATGGTTTCAGCTATATTGGAGAAGATGAATATGTCCAGAAAGAATGGACTGAAGAAAACGTTCTTGAACAATTAAAGCAAGATGTTGAATTCGGATATAGTAAGGCAGAAGACGAGCGCGGTATCTCTTCCGAGCTTATGGCAATGGTTGTGAATGCATGGTGCAAGGTTCTGCAAAATGGA